TGATTCCACCCATTTCCCGTTAACGTATTCGCCTCCACTACCTGTGTGCCGATTAACTGTTAAAGTGATTCTGCCTGTAGCTCTCATGCCTTGGAATTTACTTGAAAACATATTATGGTTTCCCCCGTTTGATGATTTTACTGTCTTTCCTAACTCTGTAAGCAACAGAATCGTACATCTTTCCTGTATGAATCAGGGGGTCATTAAACCCTTTAATTGCCGCCCAATCATCAGAGTTTCTTCCGGGGTAATCAAGAATAATACCTTGCAGTGTTTCAGAGAGGTCTTTGGCAAGCTCATTTAGATAGTTATTTATGCTTGTAGGGTTTTCAGTAAGCGCCATCATAAAGACACGTTTTGCGAAAGTAGGCCCAAGGACAGAAACATACCTACTATAATTGACCGTGAGAAATGGTCTGGGAGGGTTGTGGCGAGAACCTAAATCATTCCAAGCCGCTACTTGTGCTACTTGCAACCTGTCATTCTGAGGACCATATTTAGATTCTTTGAAGAAGCCTACATCAACACTACGTTGATGACCAAAACTTTCCAAACGTCTTTTTAGTTGATTCCAACCTTTCTTATTAACTCTCAAATGGCCCGTCATACTGAATTTCCTCGTAAGCATGAGTATCAGTAGCAAAGCCTTTGTAAACGTCAGGTCTTACATTATCTTCGTTCAAATCATTCTTCAACATATCTTCTTTAGAAATACCACCAGCATAAGGTGTAGCAAGAATAGTGCTGAAGTTTGGATTCTCAATGAGGTCTTTAAGGAAGGCTCTATAGTTCTTGAAGAACTCATTACCATACACTTCAATATCGCCTGTACGCTCTCGTGTGAAACGAGCAATCATGGCCAGAATGTATTTAGCGCCTTCAAGAGCAGCTTGTTTCTCATTATTGTTATGCTTATCAATCAGATACTCATAAGTGGTATCATCAAGAAACTCATAGACAGGATCAGTGTCGCCTGTCATGAGCCTCACACGATCTGTTGCGCTTGTGGCTGGATTACCAGTGAATGCCATAAGTTACCTCGGAATTTCTGACCAGAATAGTTTGTAAATGAAACTGCCGGTGTTCTGAGTAGAGAGGTTCTTAACCCTCACAAAAATGTAGGTGTCTTTAGGCATTACCCTTGGGAACTCCTGAGAAGTCTGTGAACCAGTGCTTCCCTTAACCCCTGAGCTACTATCAACAGAACCAGAAGTCTCATCATAGTCGCTCTCAGTGCCCATAGAGCTTACTGTCGGCCCTTTCCAGATTCTCGCAAGGTTATTATCTGGATAATCAGAATTCCTGTTGAACATCTTCTCAGACATTTCTACACCGTTGTCCGTAATAGCAGGATTTGTGTAGACAGTGAGTGTCAAGTTTGTAGCTCTTCCTGTAAAAGACCTGCCGTAAAACCACAAATCAACGTCAGCTGGAATGTAGATCAAATAATCCTGCGTTGCTGTAGGTGGCAAAGATCCACGGTCATACCACCTATATGCCCTGCCATCCAACATAGAAATAAAATTTTCATCAGAAACAACTTCTGAAAGTATTGACTTCCACTCATAAACAATCTCCTGCATTGTGCAAAGCACTCGTTTGAATACTCTATACAATACAAAAGGGGGAGAGGCTTGCGCCCCTCTCCCTAATGATTTATTCTACTTCTTAGGTAGAAGTGTAACCGCGTACAACAATCTGCGGACGACGCAGCATGTTAACGAAGTTAGACTCAGACTGAAGCAGAATGTTTTCGTCAGTAGCGCCCGGATATTCAAATACGTATGCTTCTTCACCCATAGTGTTAGTGAAGCTAAACTTGTTAGCCGGTGAGAAGTAAGTCTTGAACATATCGGTTACGCCCATCGGCAGGAAGTAAGCATCGTTTGCCGGAATCAGAGCTTGGCCATTGTAGCTACCACGATACTCAATATAACGGATGCCACCATGCTCAAATTCACGATACAGACCTGCACCAAGACGATCACGATTCGGCTGTTGGGTAGAAGTGTAATACTTGTACGCTTCCTTAACGCCAGCCTGAGAGATCAGCTTGCTGAAGTATTCAGGGGAACACAGAGCAACAATACCAGTTACCAGATCACCGCTCAGAATGTTATCCTGAATGTGAGCAATAACTTCTTCGCCTTTGGCGATAACGTCAGTTGCAGCAGTACCCAGATCGAAATCTACTTCTTTACGGGTAACACCGAAGGCAGAATACCAGTCAACGCTCACAGTGTTGTTCGGAGCGTAGATGGTGCCGTTGGTCAGAGCCTGCATACGAGCAGCTTCCAGAGTTACGGCGTGGTTGCGACGAATACGCTCAAGCTTACGACCACGTACTTGCGCCAGTTGCTCTTCGGCGTTAGCCATGCCATAAGCACGTTTACCCTGAATGTCTTCTGGAGTGATGTAGTCATCCAGCGGGAAGTGCGGGATAGCAAAGCTGTGCAGTTCACGCTCGTAATCTTTGTTGACGTTGTTACGCTCACCGCGAACACGGTCGGTAATCAGGTTCAGAGACTGGTCAATCTTCTCAACAGTGATAGTGTGCTGTGCAACACCTTCCTGCTCAAAGATACCCATCTGGTTAGTCAGACCCCAAGTATTAGGGATAATCAGCAGCTCTTCGGTAAAATCCGTAAGCTCAAAAGGACGGTCAAAACTACGAATAGTAGCCATTTATATTACTCCTTGTTATTCTTAAAGTTGAGTGTCTACGTTAATACCGATGCCTTCAAGCTGAGTCTTGGCAGCAGCTTCATTAACAAGAGCCTTGAATACCAGACCACCGTCTGCAACGATAGCTGGACCTTTAACCAGACACAGAACTTGAGTGGCAGTGCCAGCAGGAACAGTCTTGTCTTCAATAGCAACGGCTACAGCAGTCTCAGAACCGTCAGTAGCGGCATCGTCATACCGAACGTATTCGCCAGTAGCAGTAACTTTACCCAACACTTGACCAATCTTGTATTCTACTTCGGAAGCTTCAGTTACAGATACCGCTTTACGGCAGTAACCTTGTTCGCTCCACAGTTCACGCTTCAGCATGTTGCTAAGACGCGGATTCTCTTTTGCAATCAGAGTCATATTTTGTTCTCCAAATAATAGCTATTATTGAGATTACTTCTCAGTGTATTTCTTTTTAAGAAATTCTGCGGTAGCAGTTTCTTTCGCGGCAGGCTCTTTCTGCTCTGCGTCTACACCCTTCTCTGCAAACATCTCGCCTTCGTCAGCGGCAGAAGAAAGAGACTTGAGAGCAGTGATAGCTTCTTTGAATGCTTCGTCAGAAACACCCTCGAACGACTTGAACAGCACTTCAGCTTGCTCTTCGTTCTTAACAGCTTCTTTCAGAGCAGACTTACGAGCCGCCATAACTGCTTCTTGTTCTTTAGCCTTGTAAGACTCAATAGTATCTTGGGCTTTTTGAAGTTCAGTCTTCAGCTCGCCTACAGCCTTTTCGATAAGGCTTTCAACTTCTGATTTCTGAATCATATCTTTATTTTCTTCAGACATTTTAGTTACGTCCTCTTTGGTTTTCTCTACGTTTTGGTTAGAAACGCCCTCTGACCCAACAGAGGACATAGCTTTCTCGATCATTTGCTGATCTTTAAGAAATTGTTCAAACTGGTCTTCATTCAATTCAGATAGTGCTTTATAAATGCTGTCAGCTTTAGCAACAGATTTCATTACTTGGAAAGAAGCAACTTGCTCTTCAATGTAATCTTCATAAGACCACATCTCTTCTTCGCCATTTTCTGAATCCATCATTGCTGTTTCAAAGCCAAGCATTCGTGCAAGCACTTCAGCCTCGTCATAACACAAGTAAAAGAACTTACGAAGAAAGTCTTCGATGTTCATTGTCACTTGTACTTGCGAAGCTTTCTTAATGAATGATTCTGGAATCTTGTTGGTGGATTTTGTCAGAAGGGTTGTGTAACCATTGGCAGCATTACCTTGATGTTTACCAACGAGTGCAACGTGTGACCCTTCGCCCTCAAAATTAAAATTCTTCAATCGACGTTTAGCTTTCGTCATCCAATACCTCGTATTCAGCCATACATCCAATACTCACTCCATTGACTTCACCTTTCTTAATCAAATCCCAAAGCTCGTCATCTTCCACTTGCCAAACTTGCAACCAACTTCCTTTCTTAATAAATGTGTCATCAAGATAGAAGTCAGAAGGCGCAATGTAATTCTCTACAATGCTTGCAAGGTCTGTTTCCATCATGTGAAACAGATTTGCTTTTTGACAATGTGTTTGGAAGTTGTGACAACCTTTACGAATTTCATCAGCGTCATAAATATCGCCGTGAAGATCAACTTCGTCAGGAGCCAGCACCAAAAATGTTGCTTGTTTTAGTTCTTCGTCAACAGCTTTAGAAATGGTGACATTAACATCTGGATCAATATCACCTTCAGCATGTCGTTCGTGATTATCTTCAGAATCGCCAAAACATTTCTGAAGCAGGGCAGTGATGCCCTCTAGCAATCTCTTACTTTCTTTCTCTTGCATCGCTACCCCGCATTTTCAGAGTTATTAGATGAGGTATCACTATCAGCAGCTTCGGTTGATGTGCCGTTTCCAGACCCAGAAGCCATACCATCGCCAGCGCGTGATTCTTGCTTAGGCAATTCGTCTTTGTTAATTGGCTCATCGTCAGGCTTAGGATCAACCTTAAATGCTGTAGTCCGGATTTTGTTCATAACGTCACGATCAGCTTCAATAGCATTGACAGAGAAAATACGCTGAACAGCCTTGGAGAATTCTTCAAGGTCAACCTCGTTAAGATTACCGTATGTGAACTTCGGAAGGTCTGTGTCATCCCAGCCATTCATTCGGAATGTTTGTGGGATAAGATCGTTATTCAGAACATCAGCAATCTCTTGGAGCCTAGCGTCAATCGCCATAGACATTAGGTTGGTCTTTTCACCAGCAAGCGCAAATGAGCCTACTTGATCTTGACCAATCTTTAGAATGTCTGCGAAAAGGGCTGTTAGGATTTTGAAGTCCCATCTGCGGCACACAGCATCTGTGTCATACTGTTTACCACCCTGTACGCCCATCAGCTCGAAATCGAACATCGGTTGACGCGATTCTGGATCGTGTGCTTGTGGCAACACTAGGCCAGCTTGTTCGTTCTTATGGATGTTACGAATGATTCGCTGATAGTGAGCATAAATATTGCGCTCATCTGGCGTAGCATCCTCTGACATATACCGTGGGGGAATTTTGATTCTTTGTATTCAAGAAGAGTCGCTAATTCTTCTCCGCTTCCGCCGCTGTATGTTTCCATACAGAATAGACTATATTATCACCCTTACGGGTGCTTCCTCTTTCGGGTTGCTTAACCCTACTCTCCTGCCGGAGATAGTCTTTGCACCTTCTACAATAAATCGTAGCTTGGCTCAGGATCACCTTTATAGGCTTTCCCTGAATTAAGGAAGTGTTTCAACACAAATTTCTTTGTGAAGCCGCTTATGTCTAAACGGGCATCCCCACCATATCCCTAGATATACCGATTGCTTCTTGCTCTTCGATAGTGCTACGATACTTCCAAGCAAAATAACATTTCTTCAGAGGACTATTACCTTCTGGATTGTTACGCTTGGGATTCGTGCGGAAAAGCATGAACTTCTTTCTAGGAATTTCAATCTTATTTGAGCTTGCCAGAATGTTTCTGAAACGATTAAGATCATAGCTTGCTGAGAGGTCTTGCTGAACACCAACAACGTCTCTACCGTCGTTTGAGAACAAGAACTTCTCAATGGTGTCCTGAGAGCGTACAGGGAGCTTTTTCCAGCCAATCAGCCCGTCATCATACTTGGAGCCATCTGCTTTTAATCTTCGCCTGTAGACCTTCTCATGGACGCTGAAACCGTATGTAAGATAGCTGGACACTTCCTGAATGAAGTTCATCCATGTGTGTTCCATATCATCTTTACATTGAGCAATGAATTTTGCTTTCTTCTTTTGCTCTTCTGTAGCGTCTAAAGGCGCTTCTACGTCCCAATCTACACGAGCTATCATCATTTCAAATAGCCCAATAGCAGAAGCAATGGTTGCGTCATACCCCATCTGTTTATATGTGGTAATAACTTGCGGCCATCGCAATTCGCTCTTCATTTCTTCGTAGATTCGGTCGTTGCTTACCTTCAGACCTACAGTAGATGTTTCGCCCATCCTCAAACGTGGTGGAGTGCTATCACCTTTTTGTAAGTCTAAATCTTCAGCCATAGGCTCTCCTTTACATATAGTTTATTGAGAATGGGTTGCTTTGCGTGAAATTCGGAAGCTTGAAATCTGGTAGTGTCATTGAGCGACTTAGCGCCCAGTATGCATCTGATGTTGCATCGACTTGCTTATCTTAACTACAGTTCGTTAGGCTGTAGCCACATAATGTGCTGCATGTTTCCATACAGATGAGACTATATCATCACTCAAATGAGTGCCCACCGCTTCAGGCCACTTGACCCTACGTAATAGTCGTTGTACGTTCCCTTTCGGGCTTCGCTTCTGATTGTCCTCACCATTACGTGTTAGGATATTCCAGAAATTCAATGGGTTTATAGACGACCAAATATGATGCAATATATCGTAATCGTCTTTCTTGTTCCGACTACCATCAAACGCTTCAAGCTCGTCTGTGTATGTGTCATTCCAATCTGAACGCACCATACAAACAAATCCTGCTTCAGAAATAGAAGCAAAAGGAGCAAAGCGTGTCACTTTGTTCTTATTGGTTTGCTTCATTCTTGCATAAAAGCCTTTGTCTGCAAGATCACGTATGATTTGTGAAGCAAGACTCTTCCCTGCGGAGCCAGGGTCACATGGAACAATGATTTCTGTGTCTGCCCCATCTTCCTTGGCACACTGAAGCATCTTTTGAAAGACACCTTGATACCTGTCTCGGAATCGGCAAACGTCTTCAATGTAATAATCACCGTCTTCAGAAATGGCCATCCTTACACCAACTGTCCAGTCAGGATTAGGGTAAGTTTCTGAAGGAATAGAACCTGCCAAATCCCAAGCTCTTACACGCTTCTTAACTTTAAGCGGAGGCTTGTCTACAAAGGTAATCCAATCTCGTTTCCAATAACCTTCTTCTTCTGGTCTTGCATACCAAGAACCATAAAGCAACCGTTCTTTCTCAATACGTGTTAGTGATTCAAGCGTATCAAGATAGTCAGGATTGTTTTCGATTAGCGGAGGATTGTCATAGATTGTTGCAGGAATAAAGCGGAAAGATTTGATGCCACGATTACCGTAAAGCTCAATCAATTCTTCTTTTGTATCTGCCCAATGTAGCTCATCACCCTGACGTTTGAAATAGCGTACTTTATTCGCTTTCTCAGGGTCAGGAATACCTGTGTTTGGGTCAAGATACCATTCTACCCAACGTCTCAAGAAGCTATCGTAGTCGGGGTTACAAGTTATCTTCATTTGTGTCTTGTATTTATAGTTTGCACTACGAATACGAGAGCGAAGATAATCGACTTGTGTTTCTGAGAAGTGTGTGCCTTCATCGAACAGAACGAATGTATACTGAGCGCCTTGGTGCTTATATTTATCCGCTTCCATTTCCAAGTGACTAAACTTCAATGAAGCGCCTGAAGGAAATACGACAACTTTATCTCGTTCTCTAAACTCAACTCTTGGATCGAATTGTTTGTAGAGTTGCCTAGCAGTATCCCAAAGACCACCACCTGCGGTTATTTCTGGCATTGTTCTACGGAAGACTACGCCTCGGAAGTTGGGATCATCTACGTAAAGTAGTGGGGTCATTAAGCCTACATAGCTTTTGCCCGACCCCGCGCTACCTCCAAATACTGTTATATCTGTATCTGATGTCAGGAAATCTTCTTGTTTTTGACTGGCAGGGCCAATTTTACTTGTTTCCATCAAGCCCTCCATTGATTATAGGGGCAGAAGCCCCTTATTAAAATTAATTTGCACACCCTGTGATAAAAAGCTTTTCGTTTATACGAACCGGAACATACCCACTTGGAACTTTAAAGCCATAGCACAGGCCACTCTCGTTGTTCACAATTTCAGAAGGGCGTTTACCGTCTTTATTTGTAAACCTTCGCTTACCATTTCCGCGTGGAGTACAATTGAGCGTCCAAAAGTCATTCTTTGTATACTTGTATTCACGAATATCTTTCACAATTGATGTATTAAATCCACAAGCGTGTGCGGCGTACTGAATGAAATCGATATTCTCTTTTATTGTTGAGAAATAGCGAACAGTTTGATAGGACTGATTTTCTACAAAAGAACCGTCCCAATGCCCAACTTCATCCATGACTACTTCCAGTTGATGTTGTGAACAACTATACCAATACCCACCAAACGTCTTCTCATCTCTGGGAATAGGAAATCTAAAATGAAAGCCTGTTGAATTGGTATACTTAGGCTCGTACTTGACTTTCTCTGTGTACTCCAAGCCAAGGCGTTCTAATATGTCTATAAGTCGAAACCTTTTTCGCTCCTTAGAAACGACAACTTGGCCTTTCTTACTAGACAACCTAGTACCGTCTGCTTGGTAAGCTACCATCAATCTTATTTCATCATCTGAAAGGTCAATCCCAAAAGCAGAGCTTGCAAAATCAGTTTTAATAGCGCCTGTCCAACCTTTCTTCTTGGACTTTGCGTGTCTACGTAGTGCCTCTTCAA